GACGGCATCAGCCTTCGACGGCTCAAAAACCACTGCCTCATCGCTGGTGGTGAACACGTCCAGCAGTTCGGGCAGTATCCATTCCACCGTGTCCTGTACTTCGGACGTGACGATCTGAGACCATCCATCAAGGGATTCGTCGCCAGGGTACGGCTCCCGGTAATACTCGCGCATCGAGGCGAGCCGGGTCGCGCCAATGGCCTCGACATACTGCGCAGCGTCATCCTCGTTGGACTGGAGATGCTTCAGCAGCGTGTCATCGGTCATTTTTGCCATCAGTCAGCATCCTTGTTCTTCGGCGGGCGGCCACGGCGCGCAGGCTCTGGCGCGTCTTCGTCCTTGGGCGCCGGGCCGCGCAGCTTCGCTTCTTGCTCTTCCTTCGGCGAAAGCTCAGGGAACGGCGGGCATCCAACGCGCTGCGAGCCGTCCGGGTAGGTCTTGATCTCGTTGTTCATGCGAGCATCCTTCGTTTGTATTTAATGGGCTTGAGCGCTGCAGCATTGCCCATCTGGTCAACCGCCATGGCGGCATAACGGAACATGTCAGCGCCGTGGCTGTGTTCGTCGTGTAGCGGTGCGCCTGGTTCGCCTGTTTTCAGGTTGATCGTCCGCTTGTAGCGCTTCAAATGCTCCAGCAAGGCTCCAGCCTTCTCGGCGTCAAAGTACGTGCGCGGGAACATCATGCGAGTGGCTTTAATACCCTCTTCGATGCTCATGGCTGGCAGCACTTCGACGTTTTTGCCCATGGCCAACAGAATCTCTTCCGTGCTCTTGCCCGTCTTGAAATCGCGCGCTCTGCCATCGTGCGGGATGAAGTACGTGCCTATTCGGTACGGGCGCTTTTCGACCTCTGCCACGTACCAATCCAGTGTGCGGAATGAGTCCTCGATGTAGTCAATACACCGCACCTCGGCGCCGGAGCGCTGAAAGAACCCGACGGTCATCGAGTCATTCCAGCCCAAGTCCCACACCAGATGCACGCTCAGCAGCGGGTCATACGGAACAGCACGAACACGGCTTTGTGCATACGCCTGGTCAATCTCCAGCGCGTAGATAGCACCCTCCGCAACGCGCTTAGGATGGCCTTCCCAAATGTTCTCGTAGCTGTCAGGGTCGCGCCGTAGCGTTTCCTGGCGCTCGGCTTCCAGAACATCTGGAAACCAGGGGTTGTCCTTCCAGTTGACTTGCTCTACCAGCGCATTCGGCGGCGGGTTTGCCACAAAGCGCTGGTACGTCTCGTCCGTTTCCATGTCCGGATTCAGACTTAGCCACACCTCTGAGCCATCCTTGCGAATGGTGGGCAACAGCACATCAAACGAGCGCTTGGTGATGACCTGCGCCTCCTCCAGCCAGCAAATGTCCACGCCTTCAAACGACTTGATGGACTCCACCGTGTGCTGGCTCAGCCCCGCAAACAGGAACAGGCTGCCGTTCTTGCCGCGAATCTCAGCTTCCAGCACATCAAACGATGCCCCCAGGCCCAGGGCTTGTATCTGGTCATTCAAGAGCCTGTGCACCGAGTCTTTAATGGACTTCTGCACTTCACGGCCACACAGGATGCGCAACGGCTTCTGTGCTGCCAACAGGATTAGTGCGCGGGCAAATGCCCATGATTTGCCAGACCCGCGCCCACCATGGGCCACCTTGTAGCGGGCTGGCTTGAACAGAAAGGCGAGCTTCCGGGGAAACTCAGCTTCGATCTGCATCAACAACCTTGATGACGATCTCGCTCAACACCGGGCCGCCGCCTTCGCCGACATGCTCCACGCGCCCCAACTTCGGCGCGGCGAACTCTGCCAACTTTGCCAACAGATCAAGCGCCTTTGCCGGGTCTGCTTTGTTCTCGCCGTGGCCCTCTGCCACTTGAGTGATCCATGTGCCAACGTTCTCTGCGTTGTCGTCAAGCAGCTTGCGGACGGTTTCGCGGAACTCGCGGTTTACCTTGTTGGGCGTGCCTTTGACGCGGCCACCCGTCTTCTGGCGCTTTCTAGTTCCTTCTACAGTAGTCATGGCTCGGGTTCCTGTTCGGATTGTCCGAAGTGAGGTGCGGGGCTCGATGCCGTGGCGATATGTGCCGGGATGGTGTTGGATCGGCCCCACGAACGAAAAGCCCCACGCGGCGAACCGGGCGGGGCTTGAATCAGCTTCATTTTCAGGCGGCTAACCCGGCGCAAACCGGGTAGTCCTAATGCCAATGCTGACTAATGGCGCGCAATATGCCACAGAATAACCATGCGTGCAACAGTTATTTGCAGCGTGCCGCGACAGGCGTCGCGCCGTGTTGTTCAGAAAGTATCCGTTTAAGCCAATGCTCCGCACCGAGCCTTTCGTAAGCAGCGTGCTGATCTGGCGTTAAACGCACCCGAATCGGAATTGTTGGCGCCGCCTTGGGCCTGCCTGCTCCCTCTCGTTTTCCGCCTCTCATGCCGCCTTTGTGATCGCAAAAGCCTCTTCTACTGCTTCTTGATCTTCATCGGTGATGCCAAGCGCCATAAGCGCCTCGCCATCGCAAAGCGCATCCAATATGGCCTGAGTGCTTTCAGCCCCTGCGTCACGGATTGCTTGGATAATTTCTTGTGCGTTCATTTCGTTTGCTCCGTTGCGTTGTTGATGAATGAATTATAAGCGCAACAATCAAATAACGCAAGCTAATTCACAATCTATTTTGCAGCATCGTCCTGCCAGCATCCACCAGGTCGGCCAGCCCTTGCTTGCTCACTCCCAGCGAGCGAGCCATTGCCGCCGGGTTGCGCCGGTACACGTACCACCACCGCACTGCGGCGCGGTGCTTCTCAGGCAGGGCCGCTACTGCCTTTTCCACCAGCACAGCATCAAGCGTATCGACGGGCGTCTGAATCACGGGCGCATGCCACTGCCTGGCATTGGACTGGTACATCCTGAACATCGGGGCCGTAGCCCATCCATGGTGCCGTACCGTCACCCAGCGGCGCCAGTTCTCAAGCCGTGCATGAATGGCCTCGTGTTCGGTGGCGACGTGGTTGAAATCGACAATCTCGCGTGTGCGCATCAGCATGCTCTCCCTTTCAGTTCTTTGAGCTTTGCCCGGTAGGTGTCGCGGATGGCGATTAGCTCTTCGCGTGTCCACTTGTGCGGGTCGTTGTCTGACTCCAGCGCTTCCACAGCCTCCAGCCCAATTCTGGCAACCAGCCCAATGCGGTAATCGACGGCCCTGCCAGCGCCCCAGCGGTTGCATTGCTTGCGCTGTCCGTGGGCGTTGAGCTCGTCATACCGCAAGTGCTGGGCGCTGCCGACTGAGCGGTAATGGCCGCAGTCGAATGATCCACCCACATCCCCGGCAGACAGCGGCAGGCCACAACAAATGCACGGCTTGTCTGCATCGCGGGCGCGGATGTATGCGTTGAACGCCTGCTGGGCTTCGGCTTTGAGCGCGGGTAGCGTCTTGATGGCCTCTTTCCTAGCCCTGATGCTGGCCCGCTCTACCTTGGCTGCCGCCCTGGCCTTTTTCGCCTCTGCGCGCTTGGCCTTCTCTGCCTGGGCATCTGCCCATGGGCCGATGCAGGAAATGTGAATGCGCTGGCCCTGCTCCAGCTTTCCCTTGCAGTGTGGGCAGGTGGTGCGGCGGAAAGTCATCGCAGCACCCTCTTCTTGAACGGCACCAGTCGCCTCCGGTCTGACACCGGAATGGATACCAGCCCTCGCTGCGCCATACCGCGTATCGTCTGTGCCCCCACATGGAGTTCACGCGCCACATGGCTTACGAACCCTGTTCGATCCAATGCCTCCTGCACCTTGCTTGCGATGGATTTCAGGTATTGATCGTTGCGTTCCTTGTTGCGTTGGGCCACCAGATCACTCGCCGCAGAGCTCTTCATGGCGCAGCCATTCTTTCCCTTGTTAGCTTCGCTGTTTTCTTTGCATCGCTCTGTAACTTCAGCGTGGTAATCCGGGTCTAAAAGTCTTCTTTTTGCACTGTCGCGCAGAGCCTCACTGATTTCCGGGTGCACCAGCGGTCGCGTAAGCAGCAATCCATATTCAGCTTTGTAGTCTTTTGCACAGATGCCGTGCTTGTGCTTCACATGCACGCCTAGCGCCCAAAAATGCTCCCCACAAATAGCGCACTTCAACCCTCCAGGGCGGGGCTTGTAATAGCTTCTACGTGGCGTCACTGCCTTGGCCGCATTTGCGCAAGCGATACAGCAAAACCGTGAAGTCTCTACCCTAGATGGCGGCACGCGATATGAAGAACCACACTCTTCGCACAACTTCGCTACTGGCATTCGGCCTCCATCAGCACAATCCCGCGCTCTGCAGCCCACGCCATGACAAACTCAGACAGCTCTGCGCATTCAGCCTTTGTCAGTTGGCTTGTGCGGCGGAAAACTATGTCCACCCCATGCCCATCCACGGCGGGCAGCATTTCGATTGGCTCGCCACGGGCACGCAGCCATGCAGCCGTAAGCAGGCGCTTCCATGTGTCCACGTCACGCTTTGCACCGGCCCACTCCACTTGCTTGCTGATTTCGGACAGGCAGGCGTGCAATAAGCGATTCTGCGCATCGCTGCGCTTCTCAGGCCGGATTTCCAGCACCAGGCGATGCCCTGCTACGGTCATTGCCTTGATCCATGCCCACACTCCGGGCAGGTCTTTTGCTGCCTGGGTGGGGCTCCATAGTTTCAGGGTGATCTTTTCCAATTTCCTGTTCCCCCATAGGACAAGCCGAATCTCCCGACCTGTGAGATTTCACCCGGTATGCTGCTATCAGCAACCCAGTGCCCGCTTGACGTTTGCATTCAATTGTCCACCTCCCGTATCGTGGGCCAGACGCTGATTGTCGGTTTGGCTGGTGGTTTTCGCAGTCCCTGCAACAAGGCTGCGCCGTCGGCTTGTCAGTAAACGGCACCCCTTTTTCTCGATAGCAGCTAGGGCATGGCTCATTGTTTTGTCAACTGGCAATCGGCACCTGAAAAGCAAAAACCCGCTTAGGTTTTCGACATTCCGCGTGCAGGCGAAGGGGATTTCTCCCCGGAACATCGAAACCTAAACGGGCTTCATTTGTGTCTTGCCTGCACGCTTGACCCCTTCACTTTACCACCATGCAGCCGATAAAACAACAAGTCATCCTTCAAAAGTTTGATCTGTTCCGGCGTGGCCCAGCACTCCCAGCGCTTCAAGCCCTCTGCTTTTCGCCTTTTTACCAACTCGGTTGGCTGTGTTGTAGATGTGGTCTATAGCCTTGCGGGCCTGCACAGGCTCCCACAGCGGCATGACCAGGCGTTCAGCCATTCACCACCCCCGCAAACAGGGCCGCCTGCTTGGCGTCAGCGCGCGGTAAGTCGCCGGACTGCCCTGCATTCAGTCTTTCAATAATGGCAATCTCACGGGAAGAAAGCCTCCATTCCACCGACTCAACTGCTGCCCTTAGCTCTGCTGCCATTCGCTCTGCTGCCATTCGGTCGCTCATGATGATGCCGTTGCCAAATACTGTTTTGCCTTCATCCATTTGCGCGTCCATTGCAGACAGAAACTCGCATTCATTAGCCGGGATGGAAAAATCTACGCTGCTGATTTTTTGCAGCAATGCGGAACTCGTCACGTTCTTTGGGTAAACGTACTTCGGCAGATTGGGTTTTTGCGGGCGCACACTGCGGATGGCCTGCGCCAATGCCGGGGCCGTTCTGACGCGGGTTTGCGGCTCTAATGACGTGTTAGACCTCACTGAAGTCCTTGCGCGGCTCAAACCAATCGTCTTTGATGATGTGCCCAATCGCCTCAACGCCGCCGTGCGTGCCGCGCACGCGGATGGTCTTGCCCTTGAGCTTGTCCCAATCCGTCACGCCGGCAACCTCCATCACGCGCCAGATGAAATGCCCGGCCACGCTTTTGAGTTCGTGGTGCGTGAAGCTGCGCGGCAGGTACAGCGCGTATCCGCCGAACCCTTGCCCGCTGCCGCCGTAGTCCAGCATCAGCCATGCGCTCAGGCATCCGTGGTCGTCCGTCGTGAGTCGCACACTCTCAATAACCGCGTTCTTTGTTTCCATTTCGTATCTCCTAGCGTGAGGTCTAACCCGGCGCTTGTTCGGACGGGTCTGCGTTAGATTCGCGCATGGCAAGCATGGCGAATGGCCTTCGGCCGAGAACGCACGCATCAGCTGACAAATCGGCGGCCAGATTTGCGCAACGCTCCCGCTCGGCAGCCACACCGGCAGCGTGTCCGGCTTGGAAGTCCATCCAGCTTTGATTCAGCCCATGGCCCGCATAGCTGCCGTCAACAAGACGATGCAGCTTGATGTCGCCTTCCGGGTTGACGTACAGCTCAAACTGTTCTCGCAGTGCTTCGGTGTTTGTGGTCATGCTGCCTCCAGCTCGCCGCGCATGGCGTCGGTAGCGCACCGGACAATGGCTCGGCACGCCTGCTCGAACTGAGCGTGGCTGTACATCTTCGCGGCCTTGCGGGTCGCCAGCGGCTCGATGCCGAATTCCGCCAACCCGGCGGCGCTCAGACTGATCGGGTGCAGACGCTCGTTGATGGCGCCGAGGGTCAACGATGGTGCTTCGTCGGCTTGCGCCGGCGCGCTGGCCACCACGGCGGCAAAGCGGGGGTCGGGCTTGTGTCGCTCGATCTCTTCCAGCGCCCGCGTCACGGCTGGCTTGGCGGCTTCGGCCAGGATGGCCTGGCGCTTTGCCTCGGCTTCGCGCTCGGCCTGCTCTGCCTTCATGCTCTCAGCAGCTTCCATTTGCGCCTTGTGCTGTTCCTCGGCCCGGATGCGTGACCGTTCGGCTTCCGCTTGGCGCTCGGCCGCTTCGTGGGCCTTGCGCTCTTCCTCCAGGCGGATGCGTTCGCGCTCGGCTTCGATGCGTGCAGCCTCGGCATCAACCCGCTTCTGCATCAGCAGCTCAAGCGTCTCGGCGTCCTTGTAGACCAGCTCTTGCCGGTCAGCAAACAGATGGGCGTAGGCCGGCACGCTGTCGAGCATTTGCAGGTTGTTGATGATCCGGCCGGCGAGGGTGTTGGCCTCGGCTTTGCCGGCGATCAGCGCGGCGGTCAGCTTGTCGTCGATGCTGGCCAGGCTGCTCAATCCTTTGATGGCGCCGCCGAAATCTGGCATGGGCACGATCAGGCGAACGCCCTTGATGTCCAGCTGGCAGGCGGCGACATGCTTGTCAAACGCTTGACGTGCCGCCACAACTTTTTCGGTGCGGCGTGCATCTTTCTCGGCTTTGACCAGTTTCTCGGTGGCCAGCCTGGTGGTGCGTGCCAGATCCTTGAGGTCGGCCACGGTGCGGCGCATCAGTTCGACGTCGCTTATCTGCGCCAGCGCGCCATCTTCGGCCTGGGTCAATGCATCCTCGGCCTTCTTGAGCGCCTTGCAGGCGGCTTCGGCGTCCGCAAACTGCTGGTCGGTTTCCGGGCGCTGCGGGATGCGGGCGATGAAGTCGCGCAGGGCCTGGCCGAAGGCGGGCAGGTTGCCGGCAATGGTCAGGGCGCCTTGCACCTGCACCACCACGGCGGGCAGGCTTTCCATGGGCGCGGCCGTGACGGGCGCGGGGTGATCCTCGGGCAC